GGCGGTGTTTTTATTAACCATTTGTTATGAAATTTTCCTGCGTTTTCTCCAGTAGTTTTTTTCCACTCCTCGGGTAATTGTGTTTGATTATGAAAACCAAAATCATTATGTTCTTTATTAGCTGGTGTTACAGAAAAATCATCTTCAACAGGATCGACTAAATAATCTTGATCAAAAGGTATGATGTATCCCATAGTTAGTGAATCTAAAAAAGGCATGCATGTTTTAATAGTAGGCCTATGCATATTATTATCCGTAAATCTTAAAAGTTTTTTGTATTCATCTGGTATAAATCTATTAGCTGGCTGTGGGTGAGGCCAAACATTGACCATGCTTCCATCTGTTGCACAAAAAGTAATTTTATTTTCAAACATGTTTTTTATTCCTTTATTACTAAATTAAATGACATTGATCGTCTAACCTCTCCTTTTATTTTCGTTTTAAAAGGATAAACTGTATGTTGTTGATTAGCTTGAAACAAATAAAAATCACCTACTTTTGGATCACACCAATATAATTTTCTATCAAAACCCATAAAACAAAGTTGTCCGTCATGAAATTTGTGCTTGTGTTTTGCGTCATTTATATATTCTGGAATTTTTAAAAAAAGAACACAAGACCAGCCATCGTTGTTAGGACCATTGTGCGTGTGCACAGGATTATACTCACCTTCTTTCATATCATTTATCCAACAGCTTTTAATTTGAGTTTGTATTTGCGGATTATCTAAAAGACCAAAATTATTTAAAGTCATCATGTAATCATTTATAAAAAAATTTATTTTATTAAATATTTCTAGTTTAGGTAAAAATTCTACTATGCTTAATTCCGTATCTAATCTTCCAGCTAAATGTTTACTTTGACTTAATAAACTTTTTTTATTTTTCTCGTACTCTTGATTAAGCTCGTTAATCATCTCTATAGGAATTCCGTACTTTTTAATTATTGTGCCGTCTACTATGGTTTTCATTCTGTTTTCTATCTCATGTTATACCATAAACTCGATGTCAAGAAAACAATTATAAAAAATACTGTTGCAGAACAAAAAAATATGCTTACATTAGGTTCTCACCAAAATTAACAATCACAGGAGATATTATGAGCGAACAAGACTATTTAAAAGCTATTGCTGTCCTTGCTGACAAGGTGAGCAGATACCACGAACGACTACTTGCAATGGAGAGAGATTTTGAAAGACACATGAAAGATGCGTCAAATCATTGTCCAGATCATTGTGATTGTAAAAAATCCTAAGACTTTGGAGTTTGACCTAACATATCTTTTAATGATGGAGCAAATACTTTAACATCTCGTCTGATTTTTTCAGCAGTTGTTGAAGTGTTTGGATCATCTATATCAGCTTGCATAGCCTCTTCTGATTCATATTCTTGACCAGTGTCCATATTAGTTAATGTAGTTTCAGTTTTAACTTTATATCTAGGAATTGTTCTTCCGTCTTCTAAAGTTACTGTTCCTATTTGTTCTGCGGGTTCAATTATCGGCATTTTGTCTCCAATTTATATTAAAACTTAAAATAACTCTATCTTGATTAGAATTATTTATTTTTACTTCATGTTGTAACCATGATGGAAAAAAAATCAAGGAATTCTCTTTAGGCTCCAAAGTTACGCTGTGTGATAGGTGTACAGAGGCTTCTTTTATCTTCGGGGGTGATAATACCTCAGCCTGTGGTTTAGGCTCTAGAAACACTAAATTACCACTATTTTTGGGCACTTTTAGATAGTACACTCCAGACAGGTAGTTGTAAGGATGTGTGTGCACGTTATTTCTTGATCCTGGTGAGTTTATCATGCCCCACAGTCCTGTGATTTCTGGCACATATTTATCTTGAACATCTAAATGATTAAAACATTCCTTAGCCTTATAAAGTATATCACCAACAGTGCTTTTAAACTCTTCATCCTTATATAATTCGTCATTACTATGCCAGCCTCCAACATTAGATTTTGGCATGCCTTTTTCATCTTTAGCTTTAATTTCGTATAGTCTATCTATTAAATGACCGT